TTATTGCTTTTTGGTTGGTGCCATACTGGTGTCAAAGGCGGACGCATTTTCCGCATACTGACGCAAATGGTTTGTGTTCAGATGCGCGTATTTCTGCACCATATCCATACTGCTCCAGCTGCCCAATTCCTTCAGCTGATAGATCGGCGTGCCGGATATGACGTGGTTTGTCGCCCAGGTGTGACGGCAGTCGTGGAATCTGAAATCTTCCAGCCCTGCCCTCTTCCGCGCTGCCATCCATGCCCTCTGATTGGCTCGCTTGATTGGCTTGCCACGGAACGTGAACACAAATTCGCGGTGTTTATCAATCTGCGACAGCAAGGCAGACATGGCCTCTTGGTTCAATGGCACGCCAATCGGTTTACCGGATTTGGTGTTGTCTGCATGTATCCATGCTGTTCTTCTGGCTAAATCAATTTGACGCCATTGCAGCTGGGTGACGTTGCTCATCCGCAAGCCTGTTGCCAATGCAAATCGGACAATGGGTATCAAATGGTCCGGCAATTCTTCGAACAGCCTTTCTTTCTCTTCTGCCGTCAGCCAACGCTCACGCCGTTTCGGCTCTTCCAGCATGTTGAATTTCGGCACCTTGTCCAACCAACCCCAATCGCAGGCCGCCCGTAGCACGATGCGGATTTGCTGAAGGTAGGCATTTACGGTGCGCGGCTTCACGCCTTCTGCCATTTTGGCGTCTCGGACATTCCGCAAAACCACGCGGTCGATTTCGGATATATTCAGGCGCCCAAGATGGTTATCCAGCCAGCGCAAAAAAAGCAGCGTGTTGTAGTCCTGCTGCTTTTTCGGGTTTTCTTTCAGCCATTCAACTACGGTTTCGGCCCATGAATATTCCTGGCGGACGCCGAGTCGCTGAATCTCAAACAGCTTGTTGTAATGCTTGGCTGCTAGTTCTTTTGCTTGTTGCTCGTCTTCAGTTTGAGCATACTGGCGTATTCTTTTTCCGTCTGGTGCGGTAAACGAGTAGTACCACCCGCGCCGACCTTCACGCCGGTAAACTCTGATGATTTTTTGACTGGACATGATTGTCTCCTTTCATGTGCAGCCTCTTGCCGGGCTGCATTGTTGCCTGATCTGATGTGTTCGTCCAGTTCGTCTTCAAAAAAGTACCACTGGCCATGTTTTTTGTGGGCTGGAATTTGCCCTGTCCGTGCTTTCAAACGCACGGTTTCTTCATGTAGGGATAGCCACTTTGCTGCCCCTGATACTGTCAGCATTTTCTTCTCCAAAACAAAACCCGCCCTGATTTGGGCGGGTGGTTGAACTTGCTTGCGGTTATTCCGCAGGTTCATAAGTAGCCTCGAAAATATCAGGCTTGCATGGGTAAAACTCACCCTGCACACCACGGATAATCCAATCGCCTTTACTGGCGAGCATATTACCTTCCAGAGTGGGGATAAGCAGGCCGCCACATTCAGCACATTCGGCCATTATTTTTGCGCGGGCGACCCCAAAGATAGACGACAAGTCCACATCATGTATCCACTCATACAAAGCGATGGTATTACGCTCTTCGCCGGTGTATTGTTTGGCCTCAATGGTCACGGGTTTCTTGCGGAATTTCATTTTTCATCTCCGTTAAAAATAGCTTCTTTACGTTCCTTAAAGATAGTTTCTGATTCGATAAATGCTTGAGCCATATCAAAAGCGTCTAAAGCAAGCTCGATTCTCCAATCAGGCGAAACAGTGCCTCCATCCTTGCGGATATAGCCATCCCAATATTCCTGATAAATGATGGGAAGAAGCGTTAAAGCTACTTTGCGTCTTAACTCGTCGTTAGTGTAATTCTCACGCATCATTAAATTCCTTTCGGCAGTGTCGGCAGCGGCTGCCAGTGAGTGACGTCCCATATTTCATATTTGTTTTCATCGAAAAACATTTCGCTGTCTTCGCAGTAGTAGCCAATGGACGGCAATAATTGTCCGCAGTCCCTATACAAAACTATTGCCGCTGAGCCTTCTGCTGGCAGCATGTCTTCCGCGCGTATCCATACGGACTGTTCGGCGCGGGCAAGTCAGCCCTGCTCTGCACTATTGCCTTCGATTTCTTCAATCATCTCTGGATTTTCACGAATGGTCCGCTTGTGCCATTCGTTGAATGCTTGGCGTTCTTTCTCAATTTGTTCCGGTGTCATTTCCGTTTCCTCCGTTGGTGTTTTGGTCGCTGAAACTTCTGCACGGGTTTCAGCTTTACTGGATGCTCTGCCTGTTTTCGGGGCTTTCTTTCCGGTTCGGGCTGCTTTTCTTTCATCAGGCCAAGGCTGATTGCCAAGGCAACAAACACGTTTTTCATTTACTCACCTCATCAAAAACTGTCGAAATCAGTAAGCCAAGTACGATGCCCACTACAACACATACGGCGTTTTCTGGTGCCATTTTTTACTCCAAATAAAAACCGCCCGAAGGCGGGTGGGTTTATGCTGCCGGCGCTTCCATAAAATCGAACAAGGAAGGCATCTGAACTTCTTGCTCGGCAGCTTTGAGATATTGCACGCTGTCCAGAAAGTAGCCGGGGTTCAGTTCGCTGCCCTGGCCTTTGCGACCCATTTTGACGGCGCGGTAAGGGACGGTGCCCAATCCGCAGAATGGGTCGTAAACCAGCTCGCCGGGGTTGCTGTAACGCTCTATCAGGCGGTCTACGATGTCTGTCTGGATCGGACAAAGATGAAGCTGCACATTACGTGCTTTCTGCTGGCCGTTAAGGGTGAGCATTCGGTTGATGTCGTGCCATACCATGCCGTCGCCGCTGCCGGGGGCAAGGCTCATAAAGCTGGAGGGTAGGGCGCCGCGGGTTTCCAGTTCTTCGCCGATTCTGACGTGCGTTTCGTAGTCATAGACGTTTTTCAGCGTCCAGTCGGTAAAGGCGCGGCTGAGTTTGTCCGGCGGCAGGGCGGCCAGTTCCGCCGGGGAAAGTTGGCGGTCGCCGCTGCTGCGCCAGAAAGCGTGCGCATCGATCTGCCAGCGGGCGCGGGTGTACTCGTCTTTGCTGTGCTTGACGGGGATATCGGCATAACCGCGCGTGCGGTCGGTCTGCGGCTTGCGGAACAGAATAATGTACTCCGGAGAGCCAACGCCCATTTTGGTACCGTCTTTGGTCATTTCCGTCCAGCCCAGCCGGTAGGTCTGGTTGTTTTCGCGCACCACATCCGTTACCACGGTAATCATGCCCATGTAATCAAATCCGTGTTTGATGCCGTGCATGATGGCTTCACAGTGGAACGGCGACACGGTGGGCGCTCCGGCCCCGGTGACATTGCCGAACAGGATGCGGTCTTTGACGTGGCAGGCATAAATGCGGCCGGGCTTGAGGATGCGTTTCAGCTCTGGCGTCAGGTAGTCCATCTGCGCCCAAAAGTGATCGTTGTCGTCGGTATGGCCGAAGTCGTTGTAGCTGGGGGTGTACTCGTAGTGGTTTGAAAACGGGATGGAGGTGACAATCAGGTCAACGTGGTTTTCAGGCTGCCTTTGCGCCTCCAATACGCAATCGTTGTTGGCCAGCGTGTAGCGCTCGCCGCTGGCTTCGATGCGCTCAATGCCGATGGTGCGGGTGAGCACGTCGGATAGGCTCAATTGATTCAAGCCGTGTTGTTTGATGATTTCGGTCATGTTGTCCACCATGTGTTTATGATTGGCCCACTTCTCTTCCAACGTGCGCAGGATTTCACGCTCCGCTTCCGAATAGATGATGTGAATTTCCACCTGCTCGGTTTGCAGGAAGCGGTGAATGCGGTGTACGGCCTGAATGAAGTCATTGAAGCTGTAACCGATGCCGGTAAAAATGGCTTTATGGCAGTGGCGCTGGAAGTTGCAGCCGCTGCCCGCAATCGAGGGTTTGGCGGACAGGTATTTGAATTTGCCATCGGAAAAATCAATAATGGCCTGTTCGCGCTTGTCGAGGTCTTGGCTGCCGTAAATGGCCACGCTTTCCGGCACCGCTTTTTGAATGGCGTGGCGCTCGGTCTCCAGGTCGTGCCACAGGATGTAATGGCTGTCCGGGTCGGCGGCCAAAATTTCCTGCATCTTGGCCATACGCGCCGGCAGGCTGTCGCGCTTTTCGGCGGCAGCAGATTGCAGGCCGATGGCGGCATCCTTGAACAACAGGATCTGGCCGAATTTGTCGGCCCCGGCCAGCTCGTGCTGTGTTTTCACTTCGTGGTAAACCAGCTTCATTTCCGGCAGGTCGTAGCCGGTGTCGTCAAAGCCTAAATCGGACGGACGTTGCAGAAATACTGCCCACGAATTGAGCCACAGCCAAAATTCCTGCTCTTTGTGCGGGTATAGGGTGAGGTTGTTGGCCTTGGTGCTGTCGCGCTGGAAAAAACGGGTCAAAGACTGCCCGGTATCCATGATGCCGAGGAAGCCGGCATAGTGGATCAGCTCCTTGTAGCGGTTCGGCGACGGCGTGGCGGTGGCAACAAACTTATGCTTGACGTTGCGGAACAGCGGCAAAAACTCCTGATAGGTTTTGCTGCCGTAGCTGCGCAGCACGCTGGCTTCGTCAAGCGACACCACGGCAAACAGGGACGGATCGAGCTTGCCGTCGCGCACACTTTCGTAGTTGGTCAGATAAAAGTCGCCGCCGTCCATCTCTTCCGGCCGGCGGATAAACTGAAAATCCACGCCCAGCTTTTGGCCGTCGCGCTTAAATTCTTGGCGCACACCCAGCGGGCAAACAATCAGGGCCTTACCGCCCGCCTTGGCCTGCATGATGCGGACAATTTCAATCTGCTGCATGGTCTTGCCCAAACCGAAGGCTTCAAAAATGGCACGGTTCCCACCCTTGACCGCCCACTGCACCACGGCTTTCTGATGTGGTTTCAGCATGGGGTTGATTTCGCTCAGGTCGATGTCGTAGCCGTCAAATTTGGCCAGCGGCATTTTGGCCTGTAAAAATTCTTCGTAGGTCATGGTGGTTTTCCCAATAAAAAACCGCTGCTTTGTATGCAGCGGTTGATTCACAAAATTACTTGTCGCTCAGATTCCGGCTTTTTTGATTGGCAAGCCGTTGCCGGTGGCGGACGACTGCCTGCCAGTTCCAGACGCGGCGGCGGGGGTTATTTATCATGGACTTCTTTCTGCATAGTCTCATCAATTTGGCGGCGGTACTCATCAAGGTCAAACGCCATGCCCATTGCCTCAACGGCGAGGCGGCCAATCTTTTCCAACCGCACGGTGTCCGGGTGGGGGACAAGCTCCAGTTTATAATCGCTGCATAAATGATAGCCGAAATCTTCGTCAAAAATTCGCCACATTTTTGAACCGTCGTCTGCGATAACCGGTTCATCGCTCACAATAATAACTTCCATGTCACCCGTTAAGTGGTAACACTTGTCGCCAAATTTAAATTGCTGTGTCATTTGTTTACTCCAAAAGAAAAGCCCCGCATTGCGGGGCTACCTGAAAAGGGTTGGTTAAATGGTCTGCACGGCGTCGAAACGGCACAGGCTATGCCGGATGTGGTTGCGGTAGTAGCTGTCGGTGATGTTCGGCAGCTCTCGCTCCAATGCTTCGCGGCTCCCTCTGAGGAAGGAGATGCTTTCATCTGCGATTGTCCACATGGTAAGGGCTTTGCCGTAGCCCAAGGCTTTCAGCGGGGCGGATACTTCTTCAAGCAGGCGGCATGCCCAGTTGCAGTAGTAAACCACGGTGGCGAGTCTGGCGACTTCGTGGTCTTCGAAGCGGGCAGCTTGCGGTTGGCGGAAGACTTCGGGGGCGTCTTGGATGCTGTTCAGGTAGCCCAGGGCGCGGTCGAAGTCTGCGGCGGCGATTTCGTGGTAGCTGTTCACTTGGCAGAAGCTGTGCAGCTTGCGGTAGATTTCCTGCCAGTGTTCGCCGGTGCGGTGGTGGCGGGCCATGACGGCCTGTTGGATTTGCTGTTTCTGCGCGGGGGAAAGTTTCAGGCTACCTGAAATGATTTCTTCAATCTTCATGTCGCACCAAACGGCGAAGCGGGCGTCCAGCCAGCTGGCGAAGTGTACCGCCAGTTTTGGGTGTAGCCATGTGCCCCTGCTATTGCCACCGTTTACCACAGTAACCAATTGATTTTCTTCCACTAAGATTTTTGTCTTAGTGCTTAAGAATTCAGCAAGCGCAACGATATATTCTTGAGTTTGCTCGGTTTTAAGATAATCGCGGGGTTGTTTACCGAAATGGGCAGCAATGGCGGTGGCGTTCAGGTAGCCGTCTTCGCGGAAAGAAACGGGAACTTGGCTGTTGAAGATATGGGTTTGCATTTGAATGCTCCTTGTACAAGTTTGAGAAACTTGCCTACACGCCGCCAAGCGTGGGGGGCAAGGTCTGATTTACGGTAGACAACGGCTTGGTATAAGCCAATGCTAGAAAGCCAAATCTTGCAGAAAAAATCCCCTTCGTCAGCGTGGTATTCTTCCCAGCATGGGTCTTCCGGCGTGGTGTGTTTTTCCCATTTAAGCATTTTTCTCTTTCTGTATAGTTGTATCAATTTGACGTCGGTATTCGTCTAAGTCGAACTTCATGCCCATTGATTCAACAGTGAGGCGGCCAATTCTTTCCAACCGCACGGTGTCGGGGTGGGGGATAAGTTCCAGTTCATCTTCGCCGAAGGTGTCGAGATGAGTATCGCCATGTAGTGCCACTACCACGCCGAATTTAAAATCAACTACCGAGCCGATATTGCCGGTTTCTTTATGGCGCACGAGGTCGCCGAATTTAAACTGCTGTGTCATCTGTCTTCTCCAATAAAAAGCCGCCTTCACGCAGCCTGCGCGTGTTTCACGTCAATATCTATCAGCCGCTGGCGGAAGCGCTTAAAGTCAATCAGCGTCAGGCCGGTGTGGTTTTCAAACGGTATCAGCCATTTGCCCACCATTTCCCGAATCATGCCTTGCAGGGTGTCGGGTTGGCCGTATGGCTGCCAGACGGGTTTGCGCAGGTCGGGTATGTTCTCCGGTTCTTCCACGTCCTGAAAGCACTCGGCGATGCGGTACAGGCACCAGGCGGCTTCCAGAATGCCAGTGCGCAGTTCGGGCATTTTGATGCCGTATTTTTTCGCCAAATCACGCAGCGATTCGCCACGGATGACGGCGTTCAGTCCTTCGTAATGCTCGCGCGGACGCTCGAACAGGCCGGTGGTGTAGAGGGCTACCTGAACGCTGGCGCAGTATTTGGCGATGCCGTCCACGGTGCGGGCGGGTATGAATTCGGCGTAGGCGGCAGCGTATTTGATGAGGATGCGCAGCGGGCGCAACAGGATGCGGCGCTGATTGGGGCTTAAATCCTCTTTCTCCCGGCTCTGCTCCAAGCTGTGCTGGGCGGCGTTGGCGGCGGCGCTCAATTCGTAGTCGGCATAGATGCCAGCCACGCAGCGCATGGCGCGGATGAGCTTTTCAAACACGGTAACGGATGGCATGTGGTGGCCGTACACCAGTTCGCCGTAGGCCAGCCAGCTGCGGATTTCGTCGGTTACGGCGCTGTCTTGGCTTTCCGGCGGGCCTTCGCGCATGTCACGGCGGTTTTGATGTTGCTGAAATTCGATGTTGGCACGGCGGTTGCGGTCGCCGGGGATTTTGCCGGTGCCGATTTTCTGTTTGGCTTCGCGGGCGATTTTGGCGGCGGCTTTGGCCTGCTTTTTGGCGGCCATGATTTGGGATGCGGTTTGCATGGGTGGCTCCGTGGTTTCAGGCGGCACGCGGCCGCCCGGGGTTAAACCAATTGGCCTTGCAGCCTGCATTATTTGAGGCGCAGGGATTCCATGCCTTCAAGCAGTTTTGCGCCGGGTATGTCTTGTCCTGCTTTGATGGCTGCTTTGATGGCTGCTTTGTCCGGCTCGGTTTTGACGCGCATCAGTTCGGCGGGGATTTGGCTTTCGTCGAAAATCTCTACCGATGGTGGATTTTTGGCGAATTTGGCGCTGAAGGTGCCATCAACAGCTTTGATTTCTTTGATGCCGATGCGGCGCATATTGTCGGCCAGATAGGTTTTCAGGCGTTCCTTGCGGTTTTTGACGGCTGCAAGTTTTGCCTGCATGGTTTTGATGTGGGAGGCCAACATTTCTTCTTCAGCGCCAAGATTCATGGCGTAGGCCACCACGGATACGGCTTTGGTTTCAAATTGGCCGATGACGGCTTCGATGGTGTCTTGCGCCCATGTCTCGTCGTTGTCGGCCAGTTCGTTCAGGGCGCGCAATACGTCGTCGGCGCATTGGTACAGGGTGATGTTGCTCATTTGGGGTCTCCATTAAAAATGGCAGCCATTCAGGCTGCCTGAAACTCAGAACGGAATATCGTCGTCGATGTCGTCCACCGGTTGCGGCTGGCCTTGCGGTGCGGCTTGGCGTTGCGGAGGGTGCGGGGTTTGCCCGCCATTCTTGCGGCGGTCATTCAGTGGCTTTTCGGCAATGTAGGCCATTACTTTGCCAAGTTGCACCGGCTCGGTGGCTTTGCCTAGGATTTCGCTGGCGGTCATTTCGCTTGCCGGTTCGAAAACGCTGTAAATGGCGGGGCTGGGATTATCCCGTCCGTCTTCATGCACCATTTGCACCACGATGCCCAGGGGTTTGTTGTGCAGTTGGATAAAGCAGCCGCGGGTAACGGTTTCTTCCTGGCGAGTATCGGGGTTGTACTCTTTGACTTGCGTCGGCACGGGGTCGCCGCTTTCGCGCATTCGCAGGCAGGCCAGGATGGCGTGGATCAGTTTGCAGCCGCCTTCATTGACGGTGCCGCCGTGGTAGCTGGTATTGATGTAGAAACGGGCTTTTTGTTTGGTGTCGCTGACGAAGTTGAGGAAGATGCCCTGTGATTGGCCGTTTTGGCCGTTTTTGACGTGCCAAACAGCGCTCTCGATGTGGCCGGAATATTTGCCGGCTTCGTTGATGTAGCCGCCGCGCTGGTCGTAGGCTTTGGCTTGTCCGGCGTCGAGTTTAAACATTTTCTGTTTCCTTTTCGTTTGAAGGTTGGGGTTGCTGGCCGTAGTAGTCGCAAATCACGGCATCTACGGCGGCGAGGTCGTTTTCGATTAAATCCGGCTCGAACATGCCCATGGGGCTTTTGCAGGTATCGTTGCCGTTATTGTGGGTTTGGAACAGGTAGTTGCCGTTGATGGCTTGGGTGCGCAGCACCGTCGTTACCATGCCTTCGAGTGTGATTTTCTCGTCAAGCAGCTTGCCCACGGTTTTGATGCGGGTTTTGCCGCTGTCGTCGGTTTGGGTGTGACCGAGGATGTAAACCCGTTTGTGGTCGGGCAGCTTGGCGGCTTGGTCGAGAATGTCCCAAGCGTGACGGGCGATGCGGTTGAACTTTTGGAAGGCTTCGTTGCCTTTGGCTTCGTCGGTTACGCCGCGCATAAATTCGTTGGCCATCAGGTACTGAAAATCGTCAATCACGATGATGTCGCGGCTGCTGCGCTGCATGGCCTTGATGATGCGGTCGCTGTCGTCGCAGGGGAAAATGTTGCCACCGTCTTTATCCAGCACTTTCCAGCCCGCCGCGCGAAACGGCAGCGGCTTGCTGATGGCCTGAATCAATAGGGTGTTGTCGGGTTTCAAATTGCGGAGGGATGCGCTCTTGCCGGTACCGCTCTCCCCGAGAATCATGGTTACGATTGCCATTGTTTATCTCCTGTTGCTCCAGTTGCGCCATGACTTGCGCGTAAAACATTTGTTGGCCGCACATGGCTCACTCCAAAAATAAAGCCGCTCAGGCGGCGGGGTTATTGTTCCAGTTCGGCGCGGGCGCACCAGACGAACCAGGCGTCTTCGGTTTCGGCGCTTTGGTAGCTGTTGTCGCTGTGTTTCAGCAGGCAGTAGCCTTGCTCCCGCGCCCATTTTTCAAAGTGGCGGCGTTCGCGTACGGTGTCCATTATTCGCCCTCCACGGGGTCGAACACTACGCCGGCCAGTAGCTCTTCGTCGCTCATGCCCTGCCAGGGGCTGGCGAGGACGGCGAGGCGGGCGGCTTTTTGGGCGGCCGGCTTGGTTTGGGCTGCCGATAATGCAGGCCGCGCGGGCTGCGGGGCTTCGGCGCTGCTCATAGCGGCGAGTGCGCCGAGCATAAAAATGGCCGCTGCTGCGGCTGTAATGGCTTGCGCTGTATTGCGTGTCATGTCCATGTCTCCTTGTTGATGGCATAGGGCTGGCGGCTGGTCGCAACCGCCATGCCTATGCCGCGAGAATGCGGGCTTCGCACCCGCTCGGCTGTTTGGACGAGTAAACAGCTAAACCTCTTGGGCATCCCCTGAGGCTGTTTAACGTGTACCGGCGTAGATGCCCCTACTCCGGCTCGACACGGGCAGATACGGCCTCTCTGTTGCTAGAGGCTGACACAGCGGCTGCCATCTCCGTGCGTCTGGGGTTGGCCGTCTCTCCGGCCTGTCCGTGCGTCGCGGTAAATCGGTGTCGCTATCACCGACAGGAGGTCTTACCCACGCACTGCTGCTGTTTTCCCACCTGCAAGCTGGGGTCATGAGCGCCCACTCAAGGCGGTATGGGTAAGGGTAGCACTCGGGGTTTGGGCTGTTGCGTTGGCCGCTAGCTTTCCGAATCGGTAGCATTCACGGTTTCCGCGGTCGCGTTGGCCCTTAGCCTTCCCTTACCGATACCGCCTAGGGCGGCGTTACTGCCGGGCTTGGCGGCGGGCGTAAACGGCTTTGAGCATCTTGTCCACAGCAAGTTGTTCGTCGATGGTGAGGTCGTCGTAAAACTCGCTCAGCGGCTCATCGTGCATGGCGTCGATGGCTTCTTCTTCGCCCCATTCAGCGGCCTGTGCGCGGCTGATTTGGTCGATATGGGCGGCCAGTTGCTTGTCTTGGTAGCGGGCGGTGGCGCGGTTGAAATCGAACATGTCTCTCTCCTGTGTTGAACCTTTAATCAAGCCGCCTCAGTGAAGCGGCTTTGTTAAAAATTCTGCTGATACCTTACGGCCTGCCGAGCCGCTCTCTCTGAACAAACGCGCCGTGATGCTTAAAGATCGATTCAGGGTGGCTTTGTGCGTTTGCAGGTATCTACATTTCGCTATCGGTTTATAGCGGGGCTTTTCGGTCGCCTGTGTTGCTGGCCTACTTCGCCTGATTCCGCTGTTTCCCCGCTGCTGTTTGAAAGACTGATGCGGGGTCGCCGGTGTCTGTGTATTGCTTCGATGGGTGTATATTAGCCATTGCCTAATGTTATGTAAATAGGCAATGGCTAATTATTTAGATTTATTTTGTTATCGTTCTGTTTTTTAAATTAAAATAATTAGGCAATGATTAATTTATTGGTGGTTGTGCGCAAAAAAAACCGCCTTTGGGGCGGTGGCGGTTGAACTGTGGTGATCATCACCATAGTTGGCGGGTGTGAAAAGAAAACCGCCGTGAAGGCGGTTTCTGCGCAGCTAAAACCCACGCGGGGCGGTGTAGTAGGTTTATGCTATGAACGCGTGGGCATGGCGGGCTAATTTATGAATGTCATCTTCTACTTCCATTCTAAAAGTAGCCTTCTCAGCGGTATTTTTTTTAAGCAGCCAATATGTATGGTCAATGGTGTTGTCAATATCCGCCGACGAGCCTTTCGGGCGATATACAAATAAGCCGGCCTCTTTCTCGCCATCCTTATAGTTTACGGCCAGTTCAATATCTTGTTTGGCGTAAAACAGGTGGGCATCTCCGATAAGCGTTTTAATATAATCAGCGGAGACGAAAGAGGCAAAGCGTATTTTGTCGTTTGTGATATCCGGTTCTGACCAAAGCTGCAAATGCTGTAAGCGTATGGATGCCTTACTGGCTGTGCAGGATGGAATAATGATGGGGTTATCTGCGTCATGCCAACTGTTTTCAACGAATTGGGCATTCTCCTTTTTTAACAAGCTATGAACTGTGTGCCGTAGGGTTTCGGTGCTGATATTGCGTTCCTTTGGCGTCTCTTTTTTTTGGCACATCAATTCGAGGGATACCATGCTTGTATACAGGCGGTCTAATATCTCCGGGATGCTGTCGCCTGCCACGAAGTAGGGCTTGCCGAGCGAAACTTGAGGGGAGATATCAACAGACAGGCTTTTTTGTCCGCTTAGGTATTGTCCGATGATGCCGAGCAGGAAGCTGAAGTTCTCTTTGCCAACCCCACCATACAGGGCCTCAAACGGAGCGGCATTCGGAAGGAGTTTGACATGAACTTTTCGGCGGTGCAGCACGCAAACACCAACGTTCAGTATTTCCCCGGTAGCAAGGTTCGGGGAAATACGGATTGGCGCCCATTTTGCTGTGATGGCCGGCTTGGGCATCTGCATGGTCATCGCCGACAAGGCGGAAAAAATATCCGCGTCAGCCGCTAAATCAGCCTGTGAAACCGCTGCCGTAGCAGACATGGCAATCCCTTTGTTCTATCAGTTAAAAACTGCCTGAATGCCGTAGATTCAGGTTCTTTCAGGAGCGCATTTAACCAAAAATGCAGCTCTCCTTCAATGTTTTTCAGCTTTTCCTCGTGCTGTTCGGCGTGAACAATCGCCGTGCTTTGGAGACGCTCGGTGCTGGGGGTGGCGGTGGCTTTCCTATGGGTTATGGCATTGAGCAGCCGGTTGTTGTAGAGCTGGTTGGCGTCCAGCATCTCGCATTCCCAGGTTTCATCTTGGCTGTTAATTAGCCTGCCGTTGTCAATCAGCGCGTACTTGTGCTTGGATAAACGCAACAGGTTATTGAAGTGCCGGTCTGCATGGGCAATGTTTTCATCCAGTGCGATAGCCGAGCTGTATCCGTCCCATTTGGCAATGTCTGTTGCTATCTCCTGCTGGGAGATGAGTTGCTCTATACCCTTTTGCGTAAGCAAGTGGATGGCCGCGCTATGTCCGTCTAAGCGGGAGGTGCAGAAACAAACGACATTATCAGCCGTTTTGTTTTGCATCCAAGCGTTCTGTTTGCGGCGGGCAATGTCGGCAAATTTGGGCAGGCTGGTAGTTGGCAGCGCAACGATAAACGCATGATGCGGCTGGCTAATACCCAAGGCATGAGCCACAAGAAAGCCGACGATTTCGTTGATCAGCCCTTTTTTGGAAGTGTCATACAACTTGCAGAATGCTTCAATTTTTCCTGCTGGATGATTGAACTCTCCAATGAAAACCGGGTTGAGGTGTCCGTCCGCATCGCCGAGCCAGTTGTTAAACCTGATAAAGCTATCCGTACTCAAAACAGGTATCAGTTTATTCATTAAAATTCCTTTTCGGTTCGAAACCCCGTCAATAAAGACATTCAGGAAGTATCACGGGAAGCGAACAATTTTTTCAAAGACAACCCCGCAAATTTGAGCCTCATCTGTCATCGGGATAATCGGATCAGGCCAATCAGGATTTAGGGCTTTTAGATACATCTTCCCTTCTTCAATGATCAGTTTCTTAAAGGTTGCCTTCTTGTCGCCGTTAAGCCGAACAACAACCAGCGATCCGTTGTGGTATGGCTTTTCTGGATCAACCAAGATGATGTCCCCATCATCGAAAGAGTAACGGCTGCCGGGATTTTTCATACTTTCGCCCGAGACCTTGAGCGCGAAAGAAGAACCGCTGTGCTTCGTTGTCGTATTCAGCCATTCATCGGCATCGCCAGGCTGGAAGTTATCAATAATTTCCGCCCAAGTTCCGGCTTGGACGCTTGAGATTAAAGGGATTGCCGGTTGAATATCTGGGGCTTGAGTTACATTAACATCGAAATTGATGCCAAAGTGTTCAGGGCCTACCACATCCGAGAAATAGGTAACTAGTTTATCTAAATGCTCTTTACTGATTCGGCCTGTTTTAATCCATCCGCTCACAGATGGAGCTTTAACTCCAAATTCAGTTGCAACATCTGCTTTCTTAACTTTCTTCAGTTCTATTGCCTTCGCAATAGCATCACCAAGTTCTTTCCCTGTAAGCATTTTTATCCCTCGTTAGGCAGTGCCTAATACTAATTAATCAGCATAGAGTTAGGCAATGGCTTGCTTATTATTAGGCATTGCCTTAGAATTGCACAAAAAAGTGAAGCAGAAAGGATCTGTATGACTAATCACATTGAAGCGGCAATCAACGCAGCAGGCGGCTTGCAGCCTTTGGCAATGGCTGTTGGCGTGACTACCGCAACAGTTATTGGCTGGAAACAAGGCGCTCGCCCCGTACCAATCAAACGTTGCGTAAAAATTGAAGAGGTAACTCATGGAGCAGTTTGTCGCAAAGACTTGCGACCTGATTGGCGTGAGATCTGGCCAGAACTAAGCCATGACTGAATTATCAAGACCTTTGAGAAGGTTTACACCATGAAAACAGCCCATGATTTCCTGCGCCACCCTGAATTTGCTCTGCTGCTTCAGGCAGCCTGCAAAAACGGGCGCGGCGGGATTACGGCGGTAGCTGCGACCATTGGCATGAACGAAAAGCTGCTGGCAAACAAGCTCAATCCGAACTGCCCGACCAACCACCCGACGGCGGACGAGGTTTGCCGCATTGTTGAAGCGACGCAGGACATCAAGCCGGTGCAGCGCTTGGCCGGGTTGGCTGGGTATGTGTGTATGCCGTTGCCGGATTGCGACCGGGCTTACAGCGACCCGCTGGCCGGTTTTGCTGATGTAGCCGAAAAGCACAGCCGGGTGGCAAAAAAGCTTATTGCCGCCCACAAAGAAGAATCGGAATCAGGCCGAGAAATTGGCCCGAACGAGCAGATGCGCATTCGCGCGGCGATATTGGACATGGTGAACGATGCCATGTGCCTGTACGGGAGTATTTAAAGATGAAGAAGACAAGCAAACACTTAAGCAAACGTGAACGCCGCCTGATTAAGGGCGTGGTGTTCGATCAATGGCAGGCAGGCAAAGAGCCGGTGTCCGATATTTTGGATCGTGCCGAAGCGGTGGCGAAGTTCTTTGCCCGCCTGAAGAAACGATAAGCAGATTACATATTTAACGAGGCTTTGGCTGCCGGCGGGGATGGATTTCGGTTTTTATCCTCTTCGAGGATGGCTTCTGCTAAATCGAATAAGTCTTTCGCATCCTCTGAATAGGGAATGTTGTATTCGCGGCGAGTTGCCAAGATTGCGGCCAATTGCAGTGCTTCAAATTTTGTCAATTTGGACATTTTACCCTCCGTGGGGCGGTTGTTTGTGGAAATTCAATCATACCACGGCGTTAGCGGACGTTTTAACCGCCGGGCGGGTGGGATGCCCGCCGAAATACGGCTACCTGAAAGGGAGTATCTGATGAGCCAATCACAGCAAATCCTTGCTTGGATGCAGGCAGGAAACAGCATCACGCCGCTTGAGGCGTTGCAGCGTTTTGGTTGCTTGCGTCTTGGCGCGCGGATTTATGACTTGAGGCAGTCCGGCCATGCCATATCAAAGCAGACAGTGCATGACGAGCGGACGGGTAAAACGTATGCCAGTTATTCGATGGTGAGGGGTTGATATGCGTGAACGATTTTGGACGTGGGCCTTTGCTTGTGCTTTGGCCGTAACCGAGTTTTGCGAGCGCCAGATGTTGGCGGCGGTGGGGGAGCGGGAGTAATGGCAATTATCCGAACGAAACAGGTGCGCAATTTTACGACTCTGGATAACGGAATTTTTGCGACCGGCGGTTTGGCGTGGGATAGCAGAGGTTTGCTTTGTACTTTACTTTCCAAGCCCGATGATTGGCAAGTCATTGTGAAAGCGCTGGAAAAAGAAACTGAAGGGACGCGCAAGCATACCCGTGAGCGCGGTATCTGGGAAATGTTCAAAGAGTTGATTGCGGCAGGATATGTGGTGCGTAAAAAGCGCCAATCCGGAGAGGTGGATTACTACGTCTTTGACACGCCGCAAACTGCTGAAACCGCAGACTGCGGAAATAGCAGCCTGCGAAAACCGCAAACTGCTGAAACCGCAGACTGCGGAAATAGCAGCCTGCGAAAACCGCAAACTGCTGAAACCGCAGACTGCGGAAATGTCGGTGAATTAATAAATACTGACAACTACAACAAAGAACTGAAAAAAGATAACAAAGAACTGAATGGCAACGGGGGTGCTGACGCACCGCCCGCTGCGCCGCCGGCTGTTGTCAATCCGCCTGATGCAAAACCGAAGTCTGCAAAACGGCCGAAGGGGGAACCTGACCCGGACAATGTGCGCACTTGGCAGGCCTATGCCCGTGCCTACCGCGACCGCTACGGGGTGCTGCCTGCAACCAATGCGAAGACGCGGGGGCAGACTGCGCAGTTTGTGGGCTTGGTAGGCCGTGAAGTTGCACCGGAACTAGCCGCCTTTTTCGTTTGGCACAACGAAGGTTGGTTTGTGCGTAGCCGGCATGACTTCGGCTGCCTGCTCAAAGCTTACCAGCAGGTGCTGACGGATATGCAGCGCGGCGAGCAGATGACGGCAACCAAGGCGAGGCAGACGGAGCGGACACAGGCGAATTTTGAGAGCCACAAAGGGGCGTTGGAAATCTTGAAGGCGAAGGGGGTGATTTGATGGAAGACTTTGCGAAAAAGGCGGTGGCGATTGATGAGGCCCTGACAGTTTGCTGCGAGATGACGGCCACTGAGCTGTCTGCGGCTGCCAAGGCGGCGATGATCGAAGATTTGCTGGTTTACGAAACCGCTCAGGTGTTGAAGGCGTTGCACCGCTGCCGCCGTGAATTGACTGGCCGCCTGACTTTGGCTGCGGTGTTGGAGCGCATTGATACCGGCCTGCCATCCGCGGATGAGGCGTTCGGGATGCTGGTGGAAGGTTGGCGCAATGAGGCGCTGACGGTGGTGGTGCCGGTGATTGCGATGAAGGCGTCGGAAAACGGGGCGATGGATTTGTTCTACGCCGGCGACAAGACCGGGGCGCGGATGGCGTTCCGTGCGGCTTATGAGCGGCTGGCGGCGGATGTGCAAACCAACGGCGGCAAGGTGGATTGGTTTGTGAGTAAGGGACATGACCGCGAGCATCAGACCAAGGCCATCATGGAGGCGGTGCAGCTTGGCCGTTTGCCCCAGCAGAAGGCGGCGATGTATCTGCCATCTGAGGCCGGCGAAGAGCGTTATTTGCTGGAAACCGGCCAAGTGCTGACGGAAGAGCAGCGCCGAATCGGTAAGCAGGTAACGGCGAATCTGTTGGCTTTGTTGGACAAGCGGGATATGGCCAATGCCTAACTGCCCCTGCTGCGCTGCCCGCGCCGAATCAGGCAGCCTGATACGCAACTGGCGCTGTATCGAGTGCTGCGCAGATGAGATACGCAGCCACCGGCCAAACAGGAAATTGCAGGAAACGGCGCTCAGGCAGCTTGAGTGTTTGCAGGATGCGCCGGCGAGAGAGGAAATTTTGGAGCGATTGAGAAATGAATTATTGGCTGATTGACATTATCCACGCCTTAAATGGCCTTTGTAATTTTGTGGTGTTCTTTAGTTTTATTGGATATTTTTTATTAAAAATAAAAGGTTATGAAATAATCGTCACAAAAAAAAGACCTAAATTTTTGCTGATTGCGGCTTTTTTGGGTGTTTTGTTTATCCCCTCAAAAGAGACGTTGATTAAATTGCTTGGGTGAGGCTTGGAAATGCGAAAACTGATGGATTGGCTGGCCTGTGAGATCGGGCTGGTGGACGTGACGAAACAGCGTGGCGAGGTGTCGGAATGAAGTACCCGAAAACAGAAACCAAGACCAATAGCGCGGGGTGGATACAAGGTAACAGCCTGAACACCCGCAACAGCTACGGCGAATTTACCTGGAGCATCAAACGGCACAAAGGCCATCCGGTGGCTGTTATCAGCCGCAGGGGCAAGCTGTATTGCCGTTTACGGATGCCGCCGGGCGTTGGTTATCGGGTAATGCAGCAGGACATTGTGGACTGGTTGAACGACCGCTTGTGCTGCGAGGTATCGGAATGAAAAAGACCCTGCTCTTCCGCGTGAACGGCCAGCCACAAGGAAAAGGCCGACCGCGCAGCACCAAAGGCGGCCGCCACTACACGCCGGCAAAAACCCGACAATACGAGGCTGGAATCCGGGCGGCGGCGATGAAGGCGGCCCAGCTGCAAGGTTGGTTGAAATCGGACGAGCCGCTGCGGGTGCATATCGGAGCATGGTTTGCCGTGCCGAAAAGCTGGAGCAAGAAGAAGCGTGCGGCGGCGATGGCGGGCAATCTGTATCCGACCGGAAAGCCGGATGCCGACAACATCGGCAAGGCCGCCTGTGATGCCTTGAATGAAATCGCCTACCACGACGACAGCCAGGTGGTGGAGTGCATTATCCGCAAGCGCTACTGCTTTATGCAGGATGATGTGCCGCACATCACGGTGTTTGTGGAGCGGATGCCGACGATGGACGAAATGAAGGCAGAAGCGTTGGCGCGGGAGGCGGCCTGAAATGGCGATTGAGGCAGCCGTCATCAAAACCCCCGCCGGCACATTGGCCCCGGCCACGGTGGCGGATGCGGAAATCTTGCGCGAACTGAAAATAGGCAAACCCTACCGCGTCAAGGTCACGCAGATGTCCAACCGAAGCTATCAGCACCACAAGCTGTTTTTCGGCGGTCTGCTGCCCTTGGCCTACCAATACTGGCAGCCCACCGGCGGCATGGTAACGGAGGGCGAAAAGAAGCTGGTGGAGCAGTTCGCCCGCCGCCTTGAATCCCTGCACAACAGCGGCGGCCTGTTTCTGGAATTTGCCGAGGCATTTGTTTTGCAAGTAGCAGTCAAGCGCGGCGAGAAAGTAGGTGCGGTGCTGCACGATATGGAAGCCTTCCGCCGCTGGCTGACGATGGAAGCGGGCTATTTTGAGGTGTACGAAACGCCAGCCGGCATCCGCAAAGAGCCGATGAGCATCAGCTTTGCCAGCATGGATCAGGAGACGTTCAACGCCTTTTACCGCAACTGCTTTCAGGTAGCCTGGAACATGATGCTGAGGGGCAAGTTTGAAAACGAAGAAGCCGCCCTGCGCGCGGCGGAAGAAATGATGGAGTTTGGATCGTGAAATTAAGTGAATTGGCTTTTTTGTTGGTATTCGGCATCCCTGCGGTGCTGTTGATGTGGGGCGGCACGCTGGTGCTGCTGCGCCGCTGGTGGAGGGGTTATTGATGAGCAAGATACGGCAAGCGGCACGCGGCCAGCAATGCCAAATCAGGCTGCCCGGCATCTGTAACCGCAACCCCGAAACCGTGGTGCTGGCGCATTACCGCATGGCCGGCACCTGCGGCACCGGGCTGAAACCGCCGGACTGGCAGGCGGCGTTTGCCTGTTCGGCCTGCCATGATGAGGCCGACCGCCGCACGCGGCTTATGGATGCGGAAGAAGCGCGGCTGGCCCACGCAGAAGGCGTGATGCGGACACAGCAGATTTTGGTGGAAATGGGATTGTTGGGAGTGAAGGGATGAACGAACAGGCACTATTTGGCAGCGTGGAAGAAGCGCTGACTTTTGCGTTTCACTATTCGGCCGAGCAGTCGCCGCGCACGCCGATGACGGCCTTGGCGCAAGGTGGTGCAATCGGCAGCGGAAAAGGCTTGCACGGCGTGGACGGAGCGGCACAGGCCGCCATGATATTAAACAAGCTGGATGCCTTGCCCAAAGAGCAGCGCTGGGCGCTGACGGTACGATTTGGAGATGTGGAACGCGAATGCCCGTGCTGCGGCCATCCTGCCAAAAGCAATGAATGGAAAGATGCGGTTGATGGCTTGTCTTGGTGTGTGGAACTTGAGGGTATCCCGAAGCAGATGCGCCATGCGATGATTGCGAAGGTATTGTGCCGGCAGCCCCATAATTTCAGAGCTGATTGTGAGCGATACGGATTGGTATTGCGCACCCTGAATCGGCAGAAAAATTCACTAAAAACCAGATTGAATGCACTTGAGCGAAAAGGGTTAGATGAAATGCGTGATATTTTGTTCGACCTACTCCCTAATGCTGCATAGTTTTATAAAGCGCTTGTATTTGGCACAAATGTGTGCCAAAATCGGTAGTAACTTGATACTGTGTATTCTTTCGCCCGAAAGATTTGTAAGATTCCCAGCCCATGCTTAATCGCGTGGGCTTTTTTGCATCTGGGCAATCTGCCGGCGCAGGGAGATCATCTCTGCCTTTAACTCCAGGTAGGCAACAGCGTATTGAGGTATGCCGTGGGTATTCCACCGGCTGATGTTTCGGGGGGCGATTTTGATGGCTCGTGATAACTCAGCTCGGGTCATGTGGGCATCATGCAAAAGCGAGTTGATTTTGTCGGTGTAGTCTTGCATCATGGATAATATATCTATATAATAGATGATATGATAAATCAGATAGAGGTATTGGACAATGGTTGCGCTATCTGGAGCCGACACCATCCGCGAGGTTGCCAAGCGACAAAAAAAGACCCTACTGGCATTTAGCACCGGCAAAGATGCGGTCGCGGCATATTTGGCCATCAAGGATCATTTTGAGGAGGTTGTCCCCTATTACCTATATCTCGTCCCCGGCCTTGAGTTTGTGGATGAGCAAATTGCCATGTATGAGCGGCAGTTTGGTTTTAAGGTCACACAGCTGCCCCACCCGTCCGTACATCGCCTGCTTAACCATTTTATCTTCCAGCCGCCCCAAAATTGCGCGGTAATCGAAGATGCGGGTTTGCCGAATTTTGACTACACCGACATTCAGGCGGCCATGTGCCAGATGCACAAGCTGCCCAGGAAAACCCTAGTGGCTGATGGCGTCCGCGCAGCGGATAGCCCAATGCGCCGCATTGCCATCAATACACATGGCAGCATTAGCTACAACCAGCTCAAATACCATCCGATTTGGGACTGGAAAAAGGCAGACTTGATTGAGTGTTTCAAAAAACACAACGTCAAGCTGGGAAGTGATTACAAAATCTTCGGCCGCTCGTTTGATGGGATTGATCTGCGGTTTTTGTTGCCGATCAAAAAGCACCATCCAAAGGATTATCAAAAAATCCTTGAGCTGTATCCGATGGCTGATTTAGAGGTTTTCCGCTGGGAGTGTGCAAATGGCAAATATTGACGTGAAAGCAAAACTGGAAGCTGCGAAGCAAAAGGCCAAGCAGGCCGTAGCCAAGCACAAGCGGTCGAAAGACCCAGCAGTCATCATGCCGGAGCCAACCGGCAACCCGGAAGTAGACAGTAAAGCGGATTTGGATGCGGTACAACAAGGTTTCCGCGATCGCATCAAAAATGAAAGCAACCGCTTTGAACTGGCTACCGATAGCGAATATTGGTTTGCCGCCTGCTTCCAGACGCGGGAGCAAAAAGAAGCCTTTCTGAAGGCGATTGATTTGCTGGCGCATGGCGATAAATACATTGATGGTCGCCTGCTGGCGGAAAAGCTCGGAATCACTCTGCCGGATGCGGATGTGCCGTATCGGACGGAAGGGAAGATTGATAAGGATTATGCCCAGTTTGTCGATTGACATTCTGGTTTTGGGATAGGTCGCTTTGGCGGCCTTTTTTGTTGGAGGTTGATATGCGTGGTTTTATCACACTCGCCAATAATGGCGGCATCATGTACACCAATGGCAATGGACGCAGGGCGAGTAGTAGTGCCAATGCGCGAACAAGTGGAAGCTGAAAGGAGCTTGAGATGCGTGGATTTTTAGGGCGTGTTGCCGATGGCGTGCGTAATTTGGCGCGTCGTGCGGTAAGTGCTGTTCGCGGCCGCACAAGCGGATCGTAAGGCTGCTTGAAACTTTAACCCCATGTAAGAAGGTTTTGTTATGGCAAAGTGTGGGGCGAAAACCCGTTCAGGCGCCCCATGTCAGAACAATGCAATGGCAAACGGCAGGTGCCGACTTCATGGGGGAAAATCAACAGGCGCGCCTAAAGGTGGCAAGAATAACCTTAAGCCTGGTGCGCTTTATTCTGCCTACTATACGGATGAAGAAAAGCAGCTTGCTGATGGTTTGGAACTTGAAAGCATTGATGCGGAATTGAGGCTCTGCAAAATCCGGCTGAATCGAGCCTTGAAGCTGGAGGCGGAACAAGAGGCGGAAGCTCTGGAGCTTGAGCGGCTTGTTGAATCGCCTGCGGTGGTTGGTGGTATTGCGGTAACGGATGATCCGGATATGCCGCCTATCCAGCAGAAAACCTTTGTGCGGAAAGATTACGAGGCCATCATTCAGCGCTTACTTGGGCGTATTGAATCATTGACGGCCACTCGGCAGAGATTGATTGCTGGAATGTTGGATATTGAGCTGAAGCGCAATGAACTGGATGCTGTGAATGGCAGTGAAGCCGAATCGCAGCCGGTTGAAGTGGTGTTTCAAACAGTAGATGCGAGAAAGCCTGATGCCGACGCTTAATGTTCCCCAATCAAAGTTTCTGGCAATGCCGCACAAGTTCCGCGCTTATGTGGCGGGATACGGCAGCGGTAAAACATGGGTTGGTTGCGACAGCTTGATGATCCATTGCCTGCGTTATCCAAAAATCAATGCCGGCTACTTTGCGCCCACCTATCCGCAGATTAGGGATATTTTTTATCCCACGGTGGAAGAAGTGGCGTTTGACTGCGGCCTGTCCGTCAGCATCAACCAATCGAATAAAGAAGTGCACGTTTACAGCGGCAGCCGATACCGCAGTACAGTAATTTGCCGTTCGATGGATAACCCCGCTTCGATTGTGGGCTTCAAAATCGGTCACGCCCTGTGCGACGAAATCGACACCATGAAGCGCGAGAAGGCGCGGGAAGCGTGGCGTAAGATCATTGCGCGGATGCGTTACAAGGTGGACGGGCTGCGCAACGGTATTGATGTGACTACCACGCCGGAGGGCTTCCAGTTCGTTTACGAGCAGTTTGTGAAGGCGGTGCGCGAGAAGCCGGAGCTGGGCAAGCTGTACGGCTTGATTCAGGCCAGCACTTACGACAACGCCGCCAACCTGCCGGATGATTACATTACCTCCCTGAAGGCCAGTTATCCGCCGCAGTTGATTGAAGCCTACCTGAACGGGCAGTTCGTCAACCTGAACAGCGGTACGGTGTATTCAAACTTCGATCGTGAAGAAAACCATACCGATGCCGAGATGGAGCACGGCGAAGCCCTGCATATCGGCATGGACTTCAATGTGCTGAAAATGGCGGCCGTGGTGTATGTGATTCGGGACGGCAACCCGTATGCGGTGGCAGAACTGACCGATGTGCGCGATACACCGACAATGGCCGATTTGCTGAAAGAACGCTATGCCGGCCGCGCCATCACGATTTACCCGGATGCCAGCGGCCAAAACCGCAGCAGCAAGAACTGGTCGCAGTCGGATATTTCCATTTTGAAGCAGGCTGGCTTTGTGATTCGTGTTGACAGCACCAATCCGAGCGTAAAAGACCGGGTGAACAGCACGCAGGCCATGTTGTTGAACGGCAACGGCGAACGCAGGCTGAAAGTGAACACCCGAAACTGCCCGAGGCTGACCGAAGCAATGGAGCAGCAGGTGTACGACAACAACGGCGAGCCGGACAAAACCAGCGGCCATGACCATGTGACCGATGCCGGCACTTATCCGATTGTGAAGCTGTATCCGATCAAGAAGCCGGCTGTCGGCCGGAGTGATTTTCTACTGTAACCGCCTTGATGGCGGTTTTTTTATTGAGCAACCCTATGGACGTATCGAGCAAAACCGGCGCAGTTTCCGCCATGCACGCCAAAAATACGGTGGTGCAGAGCCTGATGGGCGGAACCAGCGCCATGCGGGCGGCCGGCAAAACCTATCTGCCGCAATGGCCGCAGGAAAGCAAAGAGGCCTACGACATCCGCCTCAGCACCTCCACCCTGCTGCCGGTGATGGCCGAGACGCTGGGCCAAATGGTGGGCCGCGTGTTCTTCCGCGACATCGACACCGAACAGGTTTCAGACAGCCTGCTGCCGCTGCTGGATAACATCGACCTGCAAAACAACAATCTGCCGGTGTTCTGTTCGGCATGGTTTAAAGATGCATTGGCTTACGGCGCGTCTTATGTGTTGGTGGACTACCCCAGCGCCGAAGGCAACCGCACGCTGGCCGATGACAAGGCGCTCGGGCTGCGACCGTATGCGGTGGCGGTGCGCAATGCCGATGTGATCGGTTTCCGCAGCGAGGTTCGGGCCGGCGTGCCGGTGTGTACGCAGTTCCGTTACCGGCAGACCATTATCGAGCCGGACGGCGAGTTTGGCGAAAAGACGATTGAGCAAATCAACGTGTTGGAGCCGGGCTTGGTGCGCCGCTACCGCAAAAGCGACAAGGGCAGCTGGTATTTACACGGTGAAAACCTGCTGTCCGCCGGCGGCAATCCGCTGGATTATGTGCCGGTTGTTGAGCTGGTACCTAATCCGACCGGCTTTTTTGTCGGCGAGCCGCCTCTGCTGGAGCTGGCGCACCTGAACATCAAGCACTGGCAAAGCCAAAGCGACCAGGACAACATCACCCACTATGTTCGCGTGCCGCTGCTGTCTTACAGCGGATCGGAAAACCTTGAGTCGGTAGTGGCCGCCGCCGGCAACCTGTTGAGCTTGGGCATAGACGGCCAATTGAGCTACGTTGAGCACTCCGGAGCCGCCATCGCCGCCGGCGCAAGCAGTCTGGAAAAGCTGGAAGCCGATATGCAGGCCGCCGGTGCCAAGCTGTTGATTCGCTCCAAGCTGGCCTTGACAGATTCACAGGCGCGCGAAGAGCAAGGCAAAGAAATCAGCCTGCTGCGCCACTATGCCAATCTGCTTGAGGACGCCATCGGCCGCATGCTGGACATGATGGTGCGCTGGGTGGGTGAGCAAAGCGGCGGCACGGTGGAAATTTCCGGCAATATTGACGCCGACTTCAACCCCGCCGCCAGTCTGGACGTGTTGCTGAAGATGAACGCCGCCGGCTGCTTGTCCGACCAAACCCTGTTTGAAGAGGCCAAGCGGCGCGGTTTGGTGTCGAACATGGCTGAGTGGGAAACGGAAAAAGAACGCTTGGCCGAAGAGGCGGAAACGGCGGCCCCGGCAGGTATGGACTTTGGGCAAGGCGGGCAAGGCGATGACGAAAAATGATGTGCACGTTATCCCGCTAAACGACTACCGCGAACACGATCAGAGCCGCGATTGCTGGTGCTGCCCTACGGTAAACGATGACGGCTTGGTGATTCATCATGCGATGGACGGCCGCGAGCGCTACGAATCAGGCGAGATGCTGCTGCAATGACCCCAAACGAACAAATCATCCACGACCTGCTGACGCGGCAAATCGACCTGATGCGCTACGAGCGCAGCGTTCGGCGCGATGTGCTGCAACAGCTTGAGACCATGCGGCGCGAGGTTGAGGACAAGCTGCGCGGGCAGAATCTGGACGAGATGGGCAGGCGTGAACTGGCAGCCTTGTTGGCCGACATCGACGCCATACTCAGCCGTGATTACGACCTGATTTCAGGTAGCCTGAATACGGCCGAAGTGGTGGAAGACGAAAGCGAATGGCTGTTTGTGTGGCTGGGCGGCATGGCGGCCATGTATGGTCTACCGGAGCCGAAAAGGCTGCCTGAAACCCATAAGCAGGCCCTGCAGAACGGTTTGCTGGTGGGCGGCCTGACGATTGCCGAAGCCTTTACCGGGCAGCGTGATGCTTTGATGCGCCGTATCCGCGCACAGGTGCGTATGGCGGCGGTGGGCGGCAGCGACTGGGAAAGCCTGAAAACCGACCTGCAAGCCGCTTTCAAGCGCGCCATCCAGCACGCCGAAACCACGACCGCCACTTGGATCAGCACCATTGCCAACCAAACGACCTACTGGGCGGGCAAGGCCAATCCATGGGTCAAGGGCTACCGGCATATTTCGGTGCTGGACAGCAAAACCAGCAGCGTATGCACCAACCGCCACGGCAAGCTGTGGGACAAGCAGAAACAGCCGCAGGGGCATGATTTTGAGTTTCGCGTGCCGCCCATGCACCCGAACTGCCGCAGCCGCCTGGTATGGGTGGCCGACTTGGGCGACGATTTCCAAGGTGTGAGCGGCGAAGATTGGGTTAAAGGCCGCACGCTGGCGCAGTTGCAGGAGCAATTCGGCAAGGGTATCGGCCAGATGCTGCATGACGGCACCATCAGCCTGCATGATGCGGTACGGCGGGGCGGGTTGGAGGCAATAACCTTGCGCGGACTGCGGCGCGAACACGCCCTTTCGGTGCTATCCGGCGATTTTGGGCAGCGCTTCGGCCAAGTCCGCCGCATAGTGGCGGAAATGAAGTCCGGCGGCGCTGAATTGTCGGCCGTCCGCCAAGTGGCACAGGATAAGGTTTGGCATGCCGCCGATTTGAGTAAGCGAGCGCAATCTTGGCTTGGTGCCGAAACCGGCAAGGTGTGGTTGTCGGAAGATACGCTGATTAAGCAGTTGTACAACCACCCTGAGCTGCCGCTGGCGACTTATCGACGCATTCCGCAGATTTTGAATCAGGCGGATTTGGTGGTGCAGGTTGATGGTTTGAAAATCGCGTTTGTCCGCAAAGATGAAGAGATTTTGAAGGCGGTCGTCAAGACCACCCAAGACAGAGAGGAGCTTTATTTGGTTTCGCTGTTTTCAGCCAAAGAAAAGGAAATGCTGCGAACTAGAGCAAAAGGTGTGATTTTGTTTGAAAGGGAAACAGGCGGATAGACTGCCATCCTATCACGCGCACTTATTTGTATGGCTACGGCAGGCAGATTCACCGTGTTTCGCCTGCTTCCCTTTGTTAATTATAGATTATTTACAGGCTATCTGAAAGGGTGGCCTTTTTTGTTGCCCGCTGCCGGGAATGGCGCGGGTGTCTGCGGCGGATGCCGCTTTTTTTTGATGGAGTAAACGACGTGAAACTGAAATTGGACGACAACGGCAACGTGGTATTGCAAGACGGCAAACCGGTTTATGTGCATGACGACGGCAAAGAAATCCCGTTTGACGCCCCGGCGGCCATGCAGCGCATTTCGGCCCTGAATGCGGAAGCCAAGGGCCACCGCGAAGCAAAAGAAGCAGCGGAAGCCAAGCTGAAAGCCTTTGACGGTATCGACGACGCCGAGGCGGCCAAGAAGGCGCTAGCGACGGTACAGAACTTGGACGACAAAAAGCTGATTGATGCCGGCGAGGCCGATAAGGTTAAGGCGGAAGTCATCAAGTCGTATGAAGAAAAGCTGGCGGCAGCGGAAGCAGCCACGGCCAAAGTTCAAGCCCAGTTCCACAGCGAGCTGATCGGCGGCAGCTTCGCCCGCAGCAAAGTGATTGCGGACAAGTTGGCGATTCCCGCTGACGTGGCTCAGGCGTTCTTCGGCAAACATTTCGGCATTTCGGATGATGGCCGCATTGTCGCCAAAGACGCCCACGGCAACGAGATTTTCAGCCGCACCAACCCCGGCGAAAAAGCCGGCTTCGACGAGGCGCTGGAAGCCCTGATTGATGCCTACCCAAACAAGGACAGCATCCTCAAGGGCAGCGGCGCTTCCGGGGCCGGTACGACGCCTGGCGGCAGCGGTGGCGGCAAAACCCTCAGCCGTGAGCAATTTGAAGCACTCGACCCAGCAAGCCGTATGCAGGCGTTGCAGGACAAAGTACAAATCATTTAAAGAAAGGAGCCGTAAATGGCAACTCAAAACACCCTGACGGGTTTGATCCCCACCCTTTATGCCGCTTTGGACACAGTGTCCCGCGAAATGGTGGGCCTGATTCCGGCAGTGAACCGAGACAGCTCAGTGGCACGCGCTGCCAAAGGCCAGACCGTGCGCTCTCCGATTGCCAAAGCCGGTGAATTGGAAGATGTGATTCCAGGCGAAAACCCGAAAAACAGCGGGGGCACCACTTTGGAATATGCTGATGTAACCATCGAACACGCCAAGGCCGCCCCGATCCTGTGGAACGGCGAAGAGCAAAAAGCCATTGGCCATACCGGCGAATACAACGCCATCTTGGCAAACCAGTTCGCCGACGGCATGCGCAAGCTGGTCAATTCGATTGAGCAAAGCGTGGCCGAAAAAGCCCTGACCGGCGCATCTTTGGCATACGGCACCAAAGGCACCGTACCTTTCGGTACTGCCAGCGACCTGTCCGACTTTGCGGGTATTGCAAAGCTGTTGGACGACAATGGCGCGCCGGTATCCGACCGCCAATTGGTGCTCAACTCGACTGCAATGGCCAACCTGCGCGGCAAGCAATCCGTACTGTTTAAGGTCAATGAAGCCGGCACACAGGATATGTTGCGCAACGGCATGACTGACCGCGTTCAGAACTTCGCCCTGCGCTATTCCGGCGGCATCAAGGCTCACGCCCAAGGCGCCGGCTCCGGCTACCAGCTCAACGGCCAAAGCGCTGCCGGCCTGAAAAGCCTGGCCCTGAAATCCGGCTCCGGTGTACTGGAAGCCGGCGATATTGTCACCATCGGCGGCGTGAAATACATCGTGGGCAAAAAAGTCTCCAGTGCCTCTGATAAGTTGGAGCTTAACGCCGGCCTGATTGCTCAAGGTAATGCCAGTGACGCCATCACTTCCTTTGGCAACTTCACGCCGAACTTTGCCTTCGACCGCAACGCGATTGTGTTGGCGACCCGCGCGCCGGCCCTTCCGGACGGCGGCGACTCCGCCGACGATGCCATGATGCTGACCGATCCGATTACCGGCCTCAGCTTCGAGGTGCGCGTTTACCGCCAATACCGCCGCGTCAAATACGAGGTGGCGATGGCGTGGGGTAGCGCAGTCATCAAGCCTGAGCATCTGGTGGTTTTGGCCCACTAATCCGATTCAGGCTACCTGAAAAGCGAGCTTCTGCCGGTATCGGCAGCGGCGTTTGAGTGTTTCAGGTAGCCTGAACCCATCCAGAAGAAAGGGAAGGCAATGATTAAAGTACATAAAGACGGCCAATATCTGATTGTGCACGAAAGCACCGAACAAGGCCACGCAAAGCTCGGCTGGAATGTGGTGGAGCGTGATTTGCCTGATGAGGCAGAAGCCATGCCGCTCGATCCGCACAAGCTCGGTACCGCCGCCCTGAAAGCCGAACTGGCCGCGCGCCAAATCGAGGTGCCGGAAGGGGCAAAGAAAGCCGACCTGGTGGCTTTGCTGGAAGCGGCACTGGCGGCAGAAGGCGGCGGCCATGATTAAGGTGCCGCAAGACAGCTATATCAGCGTGGCCGATGCCGACGCCTACCACGCCCTGCGCCAATCCGCCGAAGTGTGGACGGCGATGGATGACACAGCCAAAGAGCGGGCGCTGGTGACGGCGTCCGATTTCTTGGATGTGAACTACCGCCTGAAAGACGGCCTGAACGCCGCCATGCGCGCCGGACGTGCCGAGGTATTACCCGAAGTGCAAAAGGCGGTGTGTGAACTGGCGATGCAGCAGCAATTGACCGCAAACGAGAAGCCGAAGCAGCGCAGCGTGAAGGTGGGGGAAATCGCCGTAACCTACGCGGTGGGCGACGAGGCGAAAGCGGAACGCTTTGCTTATGTGGTCTCTCTGCTGGGCGGTTTACTTGAAAAAAAGCGAGCCGTCGGCATGGTTCCGGTAGTACGGGGGTAGGCCATGTTTGATTATGCAGAGCTGGAAGCGGTGGCCGCCGATGTGTTGGCTGATTTTGGGCGTGATTGCACCGTGACCGTTGAGACTGAGGTGGAATACGATGTAGAAACCGGCACTGTTTCAGGTAGCCTGAAAACCCATGCCGGTAAATGCGTGTTCGGCAGCTTGACTGAAAAGCATATCGGCATTTTCAACAGCATGGGTGCTTCACACGGTTCGGCCAATCTGGTGCAAATGGGCGATGCGTTGGTAACGGCTACGGCATCATGCAGGCTGGCTGTTGGCGCGCTGTTGGAGTGCGGCGATGAACGGTGGCGCATTGTGAATGTGCTGCCAATCAAGCCGGCCGCTGTGGTGGTGGCCTATCAGGCCCACACACGAAAGGAGAGTCTGTGAGAAGCAGGGTTATTGTCAACATGGGAGCTCTTGATCTGGTCAGGAAAAAAGCCGATGTTGTGGTCCAAAATATAGCCGACCGCCTAATGAACGATGTGCGCTCTGCCGCACCTGTGGATAGTGGCGATTTACGTGCCAGTATTACCATGAGCGTGAACACTCTGCCGTCCGTGTTTAATGGCGGTTCTGCGCGAGTAAAGGCTGGGGATGTGGTGTATGTAGCCACAGATAAGGCATATGCGCCTGTAATCGAATACGGACTGTATCCTAACCCGCCGAAAACGCCGACGGGGAAAACAATCAACGGTTATTCGGTACAAGCACCCAAAGGCTTTATGCGCGTCACAGCATTAAACGTCATAATGTGGGCAAGGAGTGCCAAGTGGAATTAAACCGCACTGTGCACCATCCGCTGGAAAAAGCGGTCAAGGATTATGCGCAGAAAAAAAAGATTAAGGTGGTATTCGAGAATGTTAATTCAGGCAGCCTGAAACCGCCTTATCTAGTGACTTCTCTGTTGCCTGCTGATACGTCTGCGGCCACGCTGTGCGGCTCCCGGCAGCAGGGTATCTTCCAGGTGACCGTATATCTAGCGCTGAATTCCGGCGTGGCTGATGCAGACCTTTATGCTGCGGAAATCATGGCCCTGTTTGAACCTAGCACAAAACATGGAGCAGTGTCTTTCGGTTTCCCCAGCCGTTCGCGCGGCCATGTGCTGGAAGGCTGTTATGCCGTGGTGATCAGCATACCTTATTTTTCGATGTAATTTGTTTTCCCGCCATTTGGCGGGTTTTTTATTTGGAGAAAAAAATGTCATCTAAATATATTCTTTCCGCTGGAACGGGCTTAAAAATGTCCAAAGAGGAAGTAAAAGATACCACCGGTAAGCAAAAGGATGGTTTGACGCCAGTTACTTGGGTGGATCTCAGATGCACAACAAAAACGATTGAATATGGCGGCATTAATACCGATGAAATTGAGGTCACTACGCTGTGCTCTGAAGGATTTAAAGAGTTCGCCCTTGGGTTATCCGACCCCGGCACCATGTCTTTTGATGGACATTATGTGCCGGAAGATGAAGGCCAGCAAGAAATCATTAAAGCAGCCGAAGATAAAATGCCACGGCTGTTCAAGGTAACTTTTGCCGACGGCACCACGTTTGAAACAGTGGGTGTGGTGAAAACACGCTCTTGGTCTGTGCCAGAGGCGGGTGGCGTGGTGGCGAGAAAAGTGGAAGTGCGCCTGAGTGGCAAGCCGAAAGAAACTGTAGCCTAATTTTGTTAATCTTAATGGCGGCCAAGCGCCGCCTATTTTTCATAGGAAATGAAAATGAAACTGAACGAATTATCTACTCTCTCTGCTGATAAATTTGAGTTGACCTATACCTTCAACCCGACACATCCCATTACCCGCGCCAAGTTGGATTTCGAAGTTGAAATCCGTTCTACGCAGTCGCACGTGATGCGTGCTTTCCAAGAGTCACTGATTCACCGCTTGCAAAAAGAAAATCAGACCGAAAAGCGTACCGGCAAGTTGAAGCTGTTTAACCGCGCCGAGCTTGAAGCGGACGATGTAGCTGAATGTGTGGCGCTATTGGTGGGAATCCACGGCCTGCTTGATGATGATGATAAGCCTGTGCAGGAAAGCAAATATGAGCAAATCCTGAGTGACTTGCCATGGCTGCGCACGCAAATCAAAGAGGCGGCGGCGGATGATGAACATTTTTTGGCACTGTAACCGCCGATGCACTTCAAACCGCACGGCGGTATTTTGAGATTCATAAACCCAAAGACGATAAGCCATCTTTATGGGACCAGCATTTAGCGATCTATCACGAAACCGGCATCGAAACAGATCTACTGGCTAGCCCCCCAGAAGCTCCGTTTGCAGTTTCGCACGTTTGGGATTGGTTTTGCACCTTGAGTCGTCAGCGGAGCAGTTCTTTCGGCATAGAGCCGCTGAAGTTTTCAGATATGGTGGCTTTTTTTGACTTGATTGGCCGTTTCCCTCAGCCCTGGGAACGCGAATTATTGTTGTCATATGATCATCTATATATGCAAATTATGACGGCCGAAGATGTAGTGGAGATAGGAAGCGATGGCCTGCAACTGCAAGAATGAGCTATCTGTAGTTAAATCTGAACCATATGCACAAAGGCTAGGATTGTGTGCTAATTGTGATGCGCTGAAACGTCTGCACGGCGGCCTGCCCAAAGGCGCGGACGTGGGTTTACTTGACCGCTGCGGCGAATGTGGCTGTTTAGTCAAAGTCAAAGCCGCATTAGGCAGCCAACACTGCCCACGAAATCTATGGTGAAAAGCGAAGTTCAGAGATGATTTTTAGAAGAGTCTTATTCTTTGAGTCATTGATTATCTTTCATGTTTTGTTTCCGCCGTGATGGCGGTTTTTTATGGGGTCTTGATATGGCTGAATCATTGGCAAGTCTCTATATAGAGTTTGACACCCGCCCGTTGCAACAAGCGGACACTATCTTGCAGCGCATGGTGAAAACGCTGGAAGACGCCGGGGCAAAAGTGAAAGGTTATGCAGCCGGGCATATAGCACAAGCGGCGGCGGCATCCAAATCGGCTGCCGCCACACAAAACCTGAACAGAAATTTTACTGATGCAAACGGACGTTTGCGCGATGCTCAGGGGCGTTTTTTAGGTGTAGGCCATGCGGCAAATCAAGCAGCATTAGGTATCAATCAAGCGGCTTTGTCGTCAAACAAGCTCAAAGGTGTTGTGGTTGATGTCAATCCGCTGCTACTGCGTTTGCAAACGATGATGGGCGGCTTAGGCTTGGCGCTTGGTGCGAGAGAGATTCTGGAGACTGCAGACAGTATGCAGTCTCTGAACAATCAGCTTAAGCTGGTAACGGGCAGCGAAAGTGCTGCTTTGTCGGTGCGTAAAGAGTTACTGGAGATTTCCAACCGCACCTACGCCTCGCTGGAAGCCACCGGCAGCCTGTACGTTAAGTCCTCACGGGCGCTGGAAGCCTACGGCTACTCGCAGCAAAAGGTGCTGCAATTTGTAGAGGCCGCTAATAACGCAATGCGTGTTGGCGGCGTGGGTGCGCGAGAGCAGGCTGCAGCTTTATTCCAGCTGTCGCAAGCGCTCGGTTCGGGCCGTTTGCAGGGTGACGAATTTCGCAGCATCTCGGAAGCCGCGCCGATTATGCTGGATATTTTGGCTCGGTATTTAGGCAAAACCCGTGCCGAAATACGCGCATTGGCGTCTGAAGGCAAGCTGACTACTAGGGTAATTGTTGATGCCATGGTTGGAGCTGAAGCCACGCTGTCTAAGCAGACTGAAAATATGTCGCTTACTTTAGGGCAGTCGCTCTCTGTGTTGCGCAATAACTGGGCCGCCTTTGTAGATGATCTGATGAATGGCAGCGGCACTAGTTCTGTGTTAGCTTCGGGCGTAATGCTACTGGCAGAAAACATTGACACATTGGCGACAGTAATTGGCGCATTAATGGGGATGGCTTTTTTAAAGTGGCTGGCGGGTGCTGGGGCTGCTTTATTGGTGTTGGTAGCTAAGGGGGCAATGGCTGTACACGCTTTGCGTGGGATTGGCGTTTCCGCATTATTTGCTGTGGGAGGGTTAGGCAAGATGACAGCGGCGGCCACAGCTTCGGCTGCACAGGTGACGAGCCTTAGCCGGGCTATGATTGTACTGCGCGCGGCCAGTGCAAATATTGGAGCGGGGTTCACGTCTATTGTAAAAAGTGGTTTGGGCGTATTTATGATGCAAGCCGCTTCAACCGTATTGGCCGCCTATTCAGCATTCACGGCGCTGTCATCTGCCTCAGAGTTTTTGCAAGGGCGAGATGCTAGTAATTCCATTTCTGACGGCTTTGATGATTTACTGGATAAATTCGGCCTTATTGACAAAAGGGTTGAAAGCTTCGGTACTAAGCTATATGACATCCTGAATGCCAAGCCGAGCAACGCCATGCAGGAATTTATGCAGTTTTTCGTAAGCCCGGCAAATTATTTCCGCCTAAAAGTAACAGGTGATTACGATGAAACAGCCAGCATGGAGAGGGGTGTATATCGTGGCTCGCTGGCCAATACGGCGGTGCTGGATGCTGATGTTTCGCGCGGCGCTATCGATATAGGCAAAGGACTGGAAGAGCTGCAAAAAGGAATGGATGAAACGGTTCTAAAATACCGTGAACAGGCGGCCACCGTGGGGATGACAAAAGAGCAGATTGCGCTAATGGGTTTGGAAGCGCAACGCGATGCCGCTATGAAGCAGCACATAATCGCAGTTAATGAGGATGTCCGGTTGACGGAAGAGGAAAAGCGCCGTCAGCTTGCCATGACCTTAGATGACTACAACCGGAAAATAGAGTCGACCAAAGCCGCGATGGATAAAATTGCCCGTAGTGCCGAAGCCAGCAAATTGGCCGACAATATCGCCAAAACCGCTGATGAGTACGAAAAGCAAATAGCACGTTTCGGCAAGGCCGGGTTGGAACTGGCGGAAGTTGAATTGGCGGCCAATCGGACCAAGCTGAATCTGTCTGATTTGAGCGAAGCGGCGGCACGGGCGGCTGAAGCCGACTATGCGCGTGCAACATCGGCCATTGAAACCCTGAAGCAGATGGAAAATCAAAAGGCCATAGACGACACCATAAGTAAACTGTACGAACAGGCGTCGGCTTTGGGTAAATCCGAAAGCGAGCTGATGCGTATGCAGCTAGCTGCACGCGGGGCATCTGATGCGGAAATCCGCAAGGCTCAGGCGATTAAAGGCGTGATCGATAGATATCGCGAGCAGGAGCAGGTAATGGCCAGCCTCGCCGACTTAGACAAACAAGTCGCGCAGCTTGGAATGTCAGATATCGAGCGGCAATTAGATGATCTGCGTCGAAGAGGTGCAACCGGGGAGCAGTTGGCCCACGCCAGACGACAACTGCAAGCACTGGAGGATTATAGGCGTGCGGCAGACAGGCAGCGTGATGCTGCTTTGATGCAAAGCCGTGGCGCTACCGACATGATGAGCGCAGCGCAGCTAATGAACGACAGTGCAATCCGTTTTAATAGTGCTTTAGGTGGTTTCGAATTGGGCGACCGGGCAGCGCCTGCCGTGCCGGGTGTTTCCAAAGCTTCACCTAGACGTTCGAAAACAGAACCTGTTTTGCAAGAAACGCAATATATGAGCTATATCGGTCCCAGAGCGCATTCCAAATCTTATAGGCTAGAGCTGGCTGGGCCAAACGGCAGCAAGATGGGTGGCAATTTGGTGACAACTGATAATTTCGAGCGTTTTATGGATATGTGGGCCGTACAAAAAGCACGGGAGGTATCCAATTAATTTTCAGGCAGCCTTCGGGCTGTCTTATTTTTGGGAGCAGATATGTCCATCAGTTTTAAACTCTACGCCGACGAGGCGATGAATACCGAGGCAGGTGGTGCCTATGCGGGCGGTCGCAAGCAAGATGTTGATTTTACCGCACAAGGCCAAACTCGCGATTTTGTGTTTTACTTCGGCAGCAAGACACCGAATCGCAAGCTGCAAACAGCGGCGGGGCCAGGCAGTAACCAAATCACCATCACCCCTATTGATATATTACCCAACCGCGAAGCCAATGCGGTATATGAGCTGGGCTCGCTATTCGAGCCGGGTACGCCTAATGGTTATGTGTACCAAGTCATTACGGCAGGCACTACGGCGGCGGCGGCCCCGTCTTACCCGGTGGCAGTTGGTAGTGAGGTTCTGGACGGAACGGCGAAGCTGCGGAATATCGGCAGTAAGCACAAGCCAGATGCTGTGAAGCTAGCACTATCGTCTGCGGGTTTGGGTAGCGCTGTTGGCGGATCGGCTTTGCCTATTGGGCACACCATCAATAGCGGAGCGGCGATTGCAGTGTATGTACGCCTGAATAATGCGGTAGCGGACATTTACGATGCTACAGGTACGCCGATTTTAGCGCTAAGTTTAAACGAGGTTGTAGAGACGGCGGTGTGATATGGATCTGTTGACATTTGGGTTGCGGCAGCAGTCGGTATTGCTCTCGATGGGCGTTAAAACGCAAATGCGCACGGAATACAGCGGCCCAGTTATCGCGCTAGGCGTGAAAACGCGGGTGCTCAAGAATGGCGGCGGTGCACTGCTGGCCTTAGGCGTGCTGCAAAAATCCATTGTTTCTGGAAGTCTGTTGGCATTGGCCACACGCCAAAGCCGCACGGCATTGCAACGCTGTTTCAAGGGCAGTCAGACGCTGGGTTTGGATGGCCTTGATTACGACATTGAGGTAAGAATAGGCGGTATGGCTGTGCCCATGTGCGAACTAGCGGAAAATATGAGTATTCGTCATGCGGAAAACCAGTCCTATCTGTGTGATTTTGTGTTGCGCAAAGAACGCGGATTAATTGATCCATATCAGTGGCACGGCAAGTCGATTGAGGTGGATGTTGTGACAGACGTACGGCGTGTACGCTTGTACACGGGCATTGTGGATATCGGTCGAATTGAATTTCCGCGTCGCGCGGTGGTGTTGCAATGCTCTGATCGCCGAAAGCTGCTAAACAATGCTATGCCACGCAGCGTGCTTAATAGCATCGGTTATACGTCTTCTTCTGCGCACGGAAATGAATTTAAAGATCAAGACGAAGAGCTGAGAGCAAGGCTGGAAACCATCCCGGCAAGTTATGAGTATGACGCGAGAGGGATCGGCTATCTGACGCCGTGGCAGCCTAAGGCTACGGCCGATTTTGTCATGGGGCCATGCTTTGTCTATGCAAGAGAGCCGTCCGTGACGCTGGCATCGGTTGGCCGGGTGGTTAATCAGGTCAAAATCAAGATTGAAAACCGTTACAGCCGACAGCTGCAGCGCGATTTGCAGTATCAGTTTTTCTCGGACTGCAATGTGTGTAATTACGGCCGTTACGGCTTGCCGCCAAGAACTGAGATGGTGACTTCTGCAGCCAAGGGGGCTGGCTGGGCGATAGGTAATTTGGTGGCGGTTGGATTAGAGAAAGAAGGCTACTATAAATGTAGTGGTTATCGCGAATTTATCTGGAGGCCGGTGGTAACCCGCACTACCTCTATTCGCCCGCGCACGGATGTATCCGGCAACGTGGTACAGGACCAGAACGGCAACGAGGTAATGGATGTTGCTTCGGTGTCGGTGGCGGACTACACAAATATGTATGCTCGCGAAGCAAGTTGGAAAGCGTCTAGGCGATGGGTACAGAACATTACAGAGGTTTTAGAAATCACACTAAGCAATGCAGCGAGCATTGGCCGGTACGATCTACTAGAAGAAAACATGAGCTATGCGGTAGTGCACGAATATCAAGATGAATCATGGGGGAGAGACTACCAATCCCCGTCTGCGCCTGAGGGTTTTGCGCGACTAGAAAACGGCGATTATTACCGCGATATAGACAACACCGCCGCCGGCGAATACGACAAAACCCTTCAGGTAGCCCTGCATACAGCCTATACCAAAATCCTCTCCAGTCATCGCGACAATACGCTGGATTTGCAGGTAAAGATGATGCCGGACATCGATTTGCGCCACACCCACCGCATCGAGCATCCGCATTTCAAAGGGAATGCCAAGGTATATAGCTTTGTACACAGCTTCGACATGGCGGCAGGCATCGGCAAAACCGATGTCACCTATAAGTTTTATCAAAGCGCTGACGGTGGTGCCATTCAGCCATTGAACGTACCTGCGCGTAAACGGTACGCCGGCACGCCATCTGGCAATCGCAGTATCCGCTTAGGCTCTGTACTGCTGCCGGCCGGCACGGTGGACAACGCTGACCAATACCAAGGGCAGATTATGCGCCAGAGAACCGACCGTGTCGGCGATTATCGGGAGACCATCATGTTTAAGGTGATCACCCCGGCGATTGAGGAAGGTAGCACCGACACTGCGCTGGTGATTAATGCGCACGCGCAAAACGTGAGCATCCCTAATGATGATGTGGAGATAAGACTATGAGTGAGACGCGCGTCAATATGCGAAAGATTGTTGGATTGAATGACGATCTATTCAATCTGGCACCGCAGGGCCATCGCCCGCGCATCGGAATGGGATTGGGCGTGGCATACGCCTCAGGCTACCACGCGGGAAATGATGGCGGGTTGGGTAGCTTGGACGGAAAGGGTGAACTGGGCGAACGGGATGCTGATATTGATGGCAAGGATGATGGCCCCAAGCCGCGCGATGGCGGAGAAGACGCTCTGCACAATGCGTCACAAATGCTGCCGCCCACGGGAGAAATACCGGGCCTATCCGATTTATATGACTGCAGCAGCGGGCGATGTGTCAATGTCCGCTTTGACGGCATCATCCCACCGCCGGATGGCTGGCCGAATGCTTGCCGGCCTCAGCGCGACCGGAGTAAATACAACCATGTCGTTCGCATTGCTATGGTTGTCGATGGTTATTTAAGTGGCACTTACGCAACCACTACCGAGATTGATGATATTTATGTCTGGGATAAAGATGACTACCCTGCCGCTCTAGCAGCAATGGATGCCAAAATCAAACGTGCCGCTCAGGCCTGGTATCCAGGCTGGCCTAAAAGGTTTCGATGGAAAGGGACCTCTGATGCTCTAAAAAAAAGAATGCTGGCTTGGTTTTCAAGCCCAGCAAATAATGGGCAAATGTATATCTATTACGACCAAGAAAAAAGTTATGCCGGCAGCGGATATTGGTATAGTGTTGCTACTATTGGCTATACGATTTATGTGCATTCAAAAAATAGCAGTCATTTCAAAAACGCGCCAATTAATATCGATTGGCCATCAACTCGGTGTAGTGAGGTAGCATATGATGTTGAGGGCGGCCAATTTAAGGATGGCACGTGCGGCAACGACCCGCTGCTACCACAGCATCTGAAAGGCCAATACAGCGGATTTGAATTGTGCGACAAAGATGGCAATAAGGTGCGCGTTAAACGTACACTCTACGGCATCGAAGTAGAACAGGAGGCGTATAGCCGAGTGACCACTATAAACCCAGATAATTTTAAAGTTATTTATCAATCAATTAAATAAGCGCCAAATAGGCGCTTATTTGTTTGTAGAGATCAATCAATTGATTTCGGGAAGGGAAGATGATGAAAAAGAAGTTGTGCAAATTATGCGAGCGCATCGGCCGTGCCTGTATCTGGCCGGTGCGGGCGGCAAATTTTGTTGCCGGCCTTTTATTCCTGCCGAAGCCGTGGCGGGTGTGGTTGTTTGGGACAGGTACGCGCGCCTTGAAGGTGCTCAATATCGGCATCCTTCTGGGCTGGGCCGCCATGCTGCTGCACGGCGGCTTCGGCAACCTGCCGACCTATGCGGGCTTTTCGAAAATCCCGATTCCGTGGGCGGTGGCGGTTTTGTGCGCGGTGGCCGGCCTGCTGGCGTGGGCGCTGTATGACAACAGCCTGCGCGGGCGGGTGCTCGGCGGCACGGCGCTGATGTTTGCCGGTTTGGTGTGGCTGGCGGTAAGCATCAGCTTTTGGACGGGCTACCCGCCCTTGCATACGGGCATGGTGGTGTATCCGCTGATGTCGGTGCTGTCGGTGCTGGCCGGCGACCACATGCGGGACGAGGCGCGGGCAAAACTGGCGGAGAAAGCGGGTGTGTAAATGCGTTGGATTGTGGAATTGTGGGACAACGCCGCCGTTTTGGCGGCTGCGGGCGGCCTGATTGCTGCCCTGCGGGTGGCGGCCAACAGCCCGAACAAAACGCTGCGGGAAAAGGTGTGGAACGTGGCGGTGTCGGTGGTGCTGGCCGTGGGTGCGGCGGAATACCTGGTAGGCGGCGAAGTGCCGCGCCTGTCGCTGGTGGTCGGCTTGGTGGCCGGCGGCGTGTGTGATTCGGTGCTCGATGCCATCCGCGCCCTGTCTCCCCGTGCCGCCGGCGGGCTGATGGATGGCTGGTTGGCACGCTTCGGCTACACCAAAAAACCGCAGGAGCCGCCGGACGAGCCGCCGGTGGCGGGGTAGCAGGAAATCTTCAGGCTACCTGAAATCAGTTTGGAAGCGGCAAATGCCGTAGAGGGGTGAATCTCTACGGCGCATGGCAGAACGGTGTTCAGTCCTTCGCCAACAGCGGTAGTTTTGGCGTGATGGGTGAAGCCGGGCCGGAGGCGATTATGCCGCTGACCCGCGCTCCGAACGGCAAGCTGGGCGTGATGGCACATGGCTCCGGTGGCGGTGGTGTTCAAAATAACGTGAACATTACCGTGACGGTCAATCAAGGGCAGTCAGAATCGGATACGCAAGCCGATTCCGAGCAAGGCCGCCAAGTTGCCAAGCTGCTAGACGGCAAAATCGTTGAGGTGCTGGTACGCGAAAGCCGCCCCGGTGGTTTACTGCATCAACGCTAAAAATCCAACTGATCGGCGTGAATGCCTAGGGCTGCGGCGATTTTGGCGCGGGTGCTGGGGCGCAGGCTGCTGCTGTTTTCGTGTTGGGAATAAGCGGCTTGGGAAATGCCCATTTTGGCGGCTACTTCGGTTTGGGTCAGCCCCAAATGTTCGCGCCAGGCATGCAACGCAGACCATTCGTTGTTGAAGGCCAAATCCACCACGGCGGCGGGAACACCGCTTTGGGTGTCAGCCATGCACAGCACCCATATTCAGCTTGGCAATGCTTTTTTGCTGAGGCTGTTGCCGTAGCTGCCATAAGTCGTATTTGGCTTGCAGGTTCAGCCACATTTCGGCGGTGCTGATACCGGCCTGTTCCAGCCGCCAGGCCAGTTGCGGGGTTATGGGGGTTTTGCCGTGCAGGGTGCGGCTGATGGCTTCGCGGGTGTAGCCCAAGTGTTCGGCAAAGGCGGTAACGGTCATACCCAGTTCGGGCAGCACGTCTTCGCGCAGAATATCGCAGGGCGGGGGCGGATTGTGCATCATGGTGCGGCTCCTAGTGGTAGTCTTCGTAATTGACGATGTAAACGTGGCCTTCGTGCAGTTCAAAAGTAATACGCCAATTGCCGGATACGGTCAGCGACCATTGCGGGTAGCGCTCGCCTTTAAGCTGGTGGCAGCGCCACAGGCCGTTGAGTTGTTCGATGGCGGTCAGTTCGTCCAACACTGCCAATATACGGGCCAGCTTGGCGGCATGGGCGGCCTGTATGCCGGATTTGTTGCCGGTGCGGAAGAATTTTTCCAAACCTTTGTGCGCAAAACTTTGAATCATGCTGTGATTCCCTATTCTTTGTGATATTATAAATCACAGATTGTAATTTATCAAGTTACAGATTTGTGTATTTTGCCCCGCTCCGGCGGGGTTTTGTTTTGGAAAATGACTATAAGCGATTGAGCGGCAACAGCGGCGGCAGCGGCGAAACCATCGTCATCAACGCCACCGGCGGCGACTGGATACACAAGCGCGATCTGGTGAAACTGCTGCGCGAAATGAAGCGGGATTTCCGCTTTGCTTGAGTGGGGCGAGTAAACATGAGCAGCCGCGCGGCTGCTCATGTTTACTCGGTATGGAAAAGTTGTACGTTCTTGACTTCAGGCGTACGCGGCAGTATAGTTCTCACATAGCCTGGCCAGCCAAAGAAGGCTATTTATTAAACAAAAGTTTAATAATAGTTATTGACCAAAATTGAAAAGGAGTTTAAAGCAATGGAAAAATATAAATTATCTGAAGGTTGGGGGGCCTGATGCCCTACCGGCATTTAAGAAAAAGAACAGCACCCGGCATTTGGCTGGGTGTTGTTTTTGTTGCGCTGTTTATTCTGTATCTCTTTCTCATATCCATCCGCCTGCACCCCAACCTATCCGATATAAATTGGTTCTGGGTAGTTCGGCCGGCTGGCGTGAAACTGAGTATCTGGCTGGGTGTGATTACCACTGCATTTCTACCTACCATGGGCTGGCTGTGGTCAAGTTTCGTTGCGATTCGCAATCATGTGAAACAGCACAGTATGAACATACTGCTGGAAACCAGAACGTCTGCCGTATATATGGAAAATGCCAAAAAAATTAATGAGGTTCTTCGCTGCCCTGAAAAATCGTTGGCAGATGTACGGGTTGAAATCAGCTACATACTGAATTTTCTGGAGTTTGTAGCAATCGGCATCCGGCAGAACGATATTGACGAGCATATTTTCTATCAGGCATGGCGCGGATTTTTGAATAATGTCATCAAACGATTTCGGCCTGTGATTGATGAAGTGCAAGTCAGCCGCCCCAGTGTTTGGGAGAATCTGTTGTGGTTGAATAATAGGTGGCAGACTTTCGGCAAAGTGCCTATGGATGGCTTTGATCGTTTGGCGCTCATTGTGAAAAGCATCTTGGTTGTAATAGTGCTGATAGCCTTCTCGGCTGCCGCAGTTGCCGCCTTGGCATTGTTTAAAATGTGGCTGTTTTGACAGCATGAAGTGGACTTAAGGCTACCTGAACCCTTCAGGTAGCCTTCTGCTTGGCCGCTCCGGAAACTTTCAGGTAGCCTGCTCTTGCCTTGGGTGTTAAGTTTGGTTATTCTTTGGTTTACGTTTTTTGACAAAGGAGTAATTAATCATGAAGCCATTTTTTACAGCAGCCGCAGCGGCATTGTTGCTTTGCAGTTGTGCCGTTACCGTGCCGCCGCCCAACTGGAGTAATAAACTCCCGCAATATGAGCATGAATATAAAGCCTATATCGGGGAAGGTACCGGCTCTCTGAAAGGGCAGGCGTTCCTTACGCAAGCCGGCGGCGGCGTGGTTAGAGCTGCAGGTGAAACAGTTACCTTAGACCCCGCAACAACAATAGGCACGGAATGGTGGAGAAAGGCGGGTATTTACTATGTCCATAGAAATCAAGTTCCCCCTTCTCCCGGCTTTTCAGAAGCAAGACGTACCACCGTTGCAGATGCTGACGGTAATTTCACATTCGAAAATCTCCCCGCCGGGAAATACTATGTCCGCACCAAAGTAACTTGGGAAATTGGAGGATATTTCCCCACCCAAGGCGGGTTGGTAGGAAAGATGGTAGAGGTTAAAGATAATGAACCAACAAGAGTAATACTCAATGAGATGACCGATTGATTTTTAATAAAAATCACATTAAAAAAATCACATTAAAATGCTAGAAGAGCTGAATAAACAGCAGAAATATGCTGTAACTCTGGAGCATCAGAATATTTTAGTTTTGGCCGGTGCTGGTTGCGGTAAGACAAAAACCATCGTAGCCCGCACCGCGCATTTGATTACTTCAGGGGGGAATCCAAAGAGAATTCATTTGCTTACATTCACGCGAAAAGCGGCAGATGAATTAGTGCGTAGGGTTGAAGAGCAAATCGGCACGGCTTCATCTGGTTTGAGAGCCTCTACTTTCCATTCCTGGTGCATGCTGTTGATTCGGTCTGCCCCACATTTTTTTCAAGAAAGCCAATATACGGTTATTGACCGCGATGACCAGCTGCAAATATTTAAAATGGCTTACGCCAATATCAATCCGCCAATTGAAAAAATTGATGCACCTAAAGCTAAAGCCATTTTGGATTGGTATAGTTACATTCGGAATACACTAAGTGATCCGAATGCTTATATCGGCACTATGCTCCCTCCGGCGCATAAAGATTATGTACTGAAGGCATTTGCATTTTATGAATCGTTCAAGAAAGAAAGAGGATACCTAGATTATGATGATGTCTTATCTGTTGTAGCAGATGGGCTGAATAATCCGAAAGTCTTAAGCTGGATAGCGGGCAGGTACGATCATCTTTTGATTGATGAGATGCAGGACACCAATCCTTTACAGTGGCGGCTGCTTGCTCCGTTATTAGGCAGAGTCAGTCTATTCTGTGTCGGTGATGATGCTCAATCAATTTACGGATTTCGAGGGGCAGATTTCAGAAATATCCACGATTTCCCAAAGCGAGTGCCGGATGCTGAGGTATGTAAACTTTCTTACAACTATCGTTCTTACCAAAGCATATTGGACGTTTCAAACTGGCTGCTCAATCAAAGCTCGATTCCATATGAGAAAAATCTAGTAGCCCATCGGAAAGGGAGTAATAAGCCAATTTTTAGGCAGTTCCTTTCGCCTGATGACGAGGCCGTTTGGGTAGCAAAAGATATACGCAAAAAATTGTCTCAAGGAACGGCAATCAACCGAATGACGGTTTTGGTTCGAACATCAAGAGCGGCAAAGGTAATTGAGCGGGCATTGCTGGAACATCAAATCCCTTATTATTTCATCGGCGGCGAAAAGCTGATGGAAGCAGCACATATTCGAGATGTGCTTTCAGTTTTACGGATTGCGGTCAATATCAAAGATGAAATTGCGTGGATACGCTATTTGACACTGTGGCCGGGTATCGGTTCAGTAACGGCTACGCGCATTATGAAAAAAGCCATTACTCAGGACAACTTGTCAGATTGCCAAACTATTATAAATGCAGAAAGAAGGGTAAAAAATCCAGAAGTAGCAGAATTACTAGTTGAAGTATCAAAGGCAACAACAACCAAGCAGGTATTTGATGTTTCAGTAAAATTCCTTACTCCTATTTTAGCGAATATCTATAAATCAGAAAATTGGGAAGACCGTGTAAAAGATTTTCCATTGATTTCCACGCTAGCGGAAAAAGAGAATGATATTTTGTCCTTCCTTGAGGAGTATGTACTCAACCCAATCTACAGCAAAAAAGAAAGAAGCGATGCCTTAATGCTGATTACTGTTCACTCGGCAAAGGGCATGGAAAACGATATATGTTATGTGACGGGAATTTCACAAGGGGTTTATCCGCATACTCTTTCGACAGGAAATTATGATAAAGAAGAGGAAGATAGAAGGGTGCTATATGTAGCACTTACTCGCGCAAAAAATTCTCTGATCATGACTGGAACTAGGTTTTACTTTGGCTACGCAGATTCTTCTAAAGTAAAACCACATTTTTTGAATCATATCCCCAAAGAGTTAGCTAGAATATGGCGACAAAAACTACCTGGATTAAATATTGTTCTTACTGAACAGAAGCCGACTAGTATAAAAAATATAGAAAAAAATGAAGATAAGCCAGGTATACCTAAAATATCCATATTACATGTAGAAAAGGAAGATAATAAATCATTCCTAGAAAGCCCAAGAGCTAAAGAAGATAAAGCGGGATGTGGCACATTTATACTTATTGTAATTGCAACCCTGTTTATTTTAAAAAGCTGCTTTTGAGCGATAAAAATATATTGCTTGCCAAGCTATCAGTTTGTTTGTATGATGCGAAGCCATGAGGTGTCGTAACCTCTTACAAGCGGTATCACCCCGTCAGCGTGATTTTTTTGCGTCCATAAGATGTGTGTTGCAACATGGCTCTCTCTCCTGCCGTGTGATTCCGATTTATGGCCGAGAGGGCGAGGAATACAATACCCGCAAGGGGAATAACTCCAGCCTGCTTGTAAGGTTTACGAACCTCTTGGCCGCCCATTTGGGCTGAATTTCGTAAATTCATACAAGGAATCCCATCATGAACGCAATCAATATTGACTTCGCTCAATTCGTCCAAATCCACCATTCTGAACCCGTTACCACCAGCGAATTTATCGCCAAAGCCTTCGGCAAGGCACATAAACATGTCTTGGCAAAAATTGATGAGATCATCAGCCAAGTGCCTGATTCTTTCTACAAGCCGAATTTTCGGCCGCTAGAGAGAACTGTAAAAAGTAACCTTGGCAACGGTTCATATCTGACACGCGCCTACGAACTGACCAAAGACGGCTTTATGCTGCTGGTAATGGGTTTTACCGGCAAAGATGCGATGGCCATCAAAATCGCCTACATCGAAGCCTTTAACGCAATGGCAGAGAAACTGAAGGCAATGGAAGCGCCGGCGGTGCAACTGCCGCACACCATCAGCGCGGAAGAAGCGGAGCGCATCAGCGAGAAGGTATTGGAACGCTGCGGCCGCACCGGCGAAACTTTCCAGAAGGTATATCGCGGCCTGCATGAATATTTGGGCGTGGACAGCTACCACCATATTCCGGCCAGCATGTTTGCCACCGCCATGCGCTATCTGGACAGCCTGCCACAAGCGCCGGAGTTGTTCAGGCAGCCTGAAGCGGCGAAAGGCATCGCGATGACGGAAGAGCAGGTGTACCAGCTGTCCACGCTGACCCGCTACGCCCAGCAAATGAGCGATTTATACGACCATCTTTATCCCGCCTTGAACCGCTTGGGCAGCGCCTATGCAGGTAAAGCGGGCAGCTGGGCGGAAGCGCCGCACTACTGGATTTGCAAAATGCAGCAGTTTTTGATGCAGGCTTACAAGCAGATGGAAGACCCGAAACACATCGAAGGCGTGAAAAACAACTTCGCCCGCATGAGCTAAAATCTCTTTTTCAGGTAGCCCCGTGACCCCACGGGGCTTTTTTCTTGCCTGCCGTTTGGCGGGCTTTTTTATTGGAGATCGGAAATGACACAAATCACAGCGCATTTCAGCCTGCGGGAACTGACCCGCAGCGAAACCGGCCGCCGGCTTGGCCTGAAAAACGAGCCGAACGCGCAAGAGCTGGCCAACATCAGAAAGACCGCCGAGCGCTTGGAGAAAATCCGCGCTTGGCTGGGCCAGAAGTACGGGCGGGAAGTAGGCATTTATGTATCGTCCTGCTACCGCAGCGAAGCAGTAAACCGTGCCGTCGGCGGCGCGAAGACTTCGGCGCACCGTTACGGTTCGGCGGCGGATATTGACGCCACCGGCCTGAGCAGCGAACAACTGGCACGCGACATCATCGCCATGCGCGACGCGGGCTTGATTACTTTCGATCAACTCATCTTGGAATTTCCGGAGCGCGGCGACGGCGCATGGGTGCATTTCGGCTGCCGGCATCACTCGGCGGAGCGCAACCAAATCCTGACGGCCACCAAGCGCGGCGGCGGGAAAACACGCTACCTGGTGGGGCTGCATCCATGACGCCGGCGGAATGGTGCCGTGAGCAAATCGCGGAATGGGCAGCCAAGCTCAAAGCCGCATCCGAGGCCGGGGATTATCCCGCTTTTGAAGTGGCGGAAAGGGAATTGGCGAATTACAAGCAAATGTTGGAAAGGTACGAGAAATGATTTTTCCGAAATGGTTTTGGCCGTCAGTAGGGGCGGCCGCTGCCTGTGCCGTGATGGCCGCCGCACTGATACACGGCCAGCGGCAATATCGCTCAGGCTACCTGAAAGCCAAGCAGGAAATGGCCGCAGCATTGGCCGAACAGGCGCAAAAGCAGATTGAAGCGGCCATGCAGGCCAGTAGAAACTATCAGGCTGCCCGCGCGGCGGCGGAACAGAAAGAGAGGGTGCGATATGTGGAAGCGCAGAAGATTGTGGAACGGCCTGTCTATATTGGCGATTGCCTGGACGATGACGGCCTGTCAGTCATCAACGCCGCCATTGCCGACGGCAACGCAGCCGCCCGCTGA